GTTGCCAAGGGGATGAATAGTAAGGAGCGTGCAAGTAATATCAGAATGAAGTTTTTGAGGCATCCAGATTGTGTTTGTTTCAGTATAGATTGTAGTCGCTGGGACCAGCACATATCATATGATGTCTTGAAGATTGAGCATTCTGTTTATCAATCCATGTTCCCGAATAGTAGTGAGCTTAGGCTATTGCTGCAATGGCAACTTGTTAATCGTGGTAGGACCAAGAATGGGATCAAGTATGTGGTTAGGGGGGGGCGCATGTCTGGAGATATGAACACCGCCCTCGGCAACTGCTTGCTCATGGTCATCATGATACAGGCTGCCATGTTTAAGTTAAATGTTAAAAATTTTGACGTTTTGGATGACGGTGACGACTGTTTAGTGTTTTTGGCTGGCAAGGAGTTTCATAGGGTGGTGGATGCACTGCCTGCAATCTTCCACTCATTTGGCCAGGAATTAAAGATAGAAAATATCGCTAGGGACCCCAGCATGGTGGTGTTCTGCCAGTCTAAGATGGTTTACAATGGGCAGGAGTGGACTATGGTTAGGGACTGGAGGAAAGTATTGAGCCAAGCTTGCTGTGGAACTAAACATTGGAATGAACCTCGTATGGTTAAACCTATGTTTGGTCTCGTAGGTGCTTGTGAATCACATCTCTCTGCTGGTGTTCCCATATTGAGTGCATTCGCAAGGGCTCTCAATCGGCTCAGCGCTGGTGAGAAGGCAAGTGTCAATTGTGCAGATAGTGGGTTGCTTTACCGCTATAAAGTGGAAACTGGTACTGAGGATGAACCAGTCTACAAGGACAGTGAGCCGACTGTGCAATCACGTTTGTCATTTGAAATGGCATTTGACACACCAGTGTGGGAGCAGTATGCAATAGAACGACGCCTGGCTAATTGGGCGGTTCCAGATGTTAACAGTGTGACAGTTGCGTGTGAGTTGGACGCTACATGGTCTGCACGTTATTCTCAGGAATCGTTTATACCGGATATATACTAGCTGTAATGCAGCCGCCCACTCACCTGGGGAGGGACAACGTGGCACCTAGTGCAATGGCATAGGGAAGCCGCTGTGGTCACCGGCTAAGTGAGGCTTGTTTGTTTCGGTTTATGAGGCTCTTTGTATCTGATTAAAGATTCGTTTGTTGATTATAAAATACTTCGGTAGGGCTTAATCAACAGTCAACTCATTGAACAACCGCACGAC